TTTGTAAACGGGCTTTTTAACAGAATTAATGTCAGTACGCACTTTAAATGCGTTTTTCTTGAACACGTTGTAGTCAACATGATGATGCGCCCGACCATAGCGATACGCTAAACGTGCCACATCTGGGTGCACTTGCACAATCATTTTGGATTTATTAGCCGTACCCTCTTTAGCATAAAACTCGGCAGTGTTGCCGCCTTTAAGGGCTTGCGTGACCATTTTTTCTTGTAAGAACTGGTTAAACAATATCGTGCACCAGTTATCTTTAAGCACATCCAAAGACAAAATTGTGTCCTCGTTATACCGACCACGCCAACGAAATTTCAAATCATTGCGTATAAAGTTGCACGAATAAATGCGCGTATTAACTATCATAGGATGCTTTTTCTGCCTAGATGGTGCAAAAAAAGTGTAGTTTGGTCCTGACATACCAACATTACTGAATCGTAATGTAAAGTCCTCCATAGCACGCCAAAAGTCAGGCGTTTCGCACTTTACCTTTTCGTTTTTATTAAAGATGCGGAAACTACGTATGTTGTCATCCATTACCCAGTGCCAACCAGAATTGTGGCTAATTGCGTGGTCCCATGCAAAATTGCGTGCAGGTCCTGCGCCTTTGCTTTTCTCATCCCCAAGGTGGTCGCACGTTTCGTATGTGCGTTTGTAATCCATATCAAGCACAAGCAATTTGCGCTTATCAATTACAGAGGCGTAATCATTGTATTGTTGGTCTTCGACAATAACGTAATAGTCCATGCCCATCAAATCCAAGGCTTTCATTGTCATACATGATTCATGACGGCCTTTTGATGGAATATAAATTGGAAATTGTTGTTTAGACATAACGCTTAGATTCGGTTTCTTTTCTAATCTGAAGCGGGTGATATATGTACTTTGCGCTGTTTGAAAAATTCTGTTTAATCAAATGCTTAAAGTTATCAACATCTTGTTCATTTTCAAAATGCACAATTAATGATTTGTAGGGACCAGCGTTTTTATTCTCATACTCGATGGCTTGGTTATATTCCTCAAAGGCATCCGCAGTCTCAGCAACATCAAGCAGACGTGACAAACTGGCCTCATCAAAACCTAATATGCTTAAATCGTAATCAGCATCGCTTAACGATTGCAACTCTAGGCGCAGAATTTCATCATCCCACTTAGCGTTTTGTGCCAGTTTGTTATCAGCAATAACGTAGGCGGCTTTTTGCTCATTTGTAAGGTGTTGCAATTCTATTGTTGGCACAGTCTCTAAACCAAGAACATTAGCCGCCATCACGCGACCATGACCCGCAATAATGCCATTTGCACCATCCAGTAACACGGGATTGGTAAAGCCAAATTCGTTAATGCTTGCGACCAATTGGCCTAGTTGCGTCTCGTCATGCAGGCGGGAATTGTTGGCATACGGCACTAAATCAGCGGTTTTTTTATATTTAATCGCCAGTTTTATCATGTCTTGTCCTTTGGTTTATTTTAAAAATTTCAACTTGTAAACAGTTTGGTTTAACAAAGTTGCAATGCTGTCAATTTCGTTTTGAATCTCGCTATCCTGTGGCATTTCACCTCGATAGTCGCGCACGTAATTGCGCAGGCTTATCAAATACGCCAATGGCTCGGCATCGCCTGTGCGAAACATAGATGGATATGGCTCAATAATGGTTTCATACGCACCTTGAATAGATTCCACAAGTCCGTCAACCAGTTCAGGAATGGCATCATAGTATGCGGCAAGAGCAACGTGTTGAGAGTATGACGCTGTTTTGAAGTGCATTAAATGCGTAAGAGTTGCCGAGTGCAACAGCGTGCTAACAAATGTGCCAATAAGTTGATTGTCCATGAGTGATTCCTCTTTAAAGCCTGATGCGTGGGCGGCTTGTCCAACTTGGATAGCCTTTTGTTTACTGGCAAATGGTCCTTTACTTCCCCAGTACCATCCGTCTGCTTTTTTGCTGATTGGCATACATTACCCCTGTTTTTGATATTGTCTACGCTTGCAAGATTTGACGCAACCGCAATGTGGCTCAACCTTCCACTCAGGGGTTTCGCCCCATTTACGCAGTGTTTTTGCCAGCATTTCGCGCATTAGTTTACACGGCTCGCTTTGCAATAGGCGTTCACGGCAATTAAAACATTTAAACGAATAACCACCATAGAATTGTTTTTTTTCAGCGTAAGCGCAATCCTTACATGCTTTGGTTGTGTTCATACGATGGTAATTTTGTTTGATAAAAAGTGTAAAGCCAAACCTTTTTACGACCCACGCTTTGTTCGTTAGGTATTTGCTCACGGGTCATATATCGTTGCCGAATAAAGTAGCACAAAGCCATACTGATTTGGCTAGACTTTAGGTCGGGTCGTGCTGTGCGTATATCAGTCAATGTCATTGGTCGTTTGGTTAACTCAAAAACATCGCGTACTTTTGTAGCGGCGTTAGACATAAAAAACCCTCATGTATTAGATGAGGGCTATGATATCAGACTTGTAATATCTGTCAAGAGGTTAGAACAGCGACTGCTCTGTTTTTAACCATATCGCCATTGCCAAACCACGTGTTATTTAAACGAGCATCATTTGTGCGTGATGGATGATGATGGTCAAAATACTCGGTAACTGAGTTTAGCAATGCCCATTTGCTATCACCGACCAACTCACTACCTTTGGCCTCGCCTTTAAATAGGTCTAGGATTTTGTTGTATGGGCGGCTTTTTTCTACGATAAAGTCAGGCTGATTTAACTGGTCTGCCGTAAACAATATGCGTTTAATAAAATTATTGGCTTGCTCTGTTGTAATACGTTGACGTTCTAAATGTTTTGCCATTTCCATAAATCCATCAAACGATGCAACTGCCGCACCTAATTTGGATTTAATTAGTTCGTGGTCAAACTTGCGTGCATGTGTAAACGATACGCTGTGCGCATTATTTTGAACTGATAGCGACAGAGTGTTATTACAAACCACACGCACACTGGTAAAACGGGCTGTAGTGGCTAAAGATTTGTCTGCCGAGGTGGACAGTAGCAAAAATCCACCAATACCATCGCCATCGCTTACCTCTGCAAATTTACCAGTTTCGGCTAGTGCCCACAGGCGTTTGCCGCCAAACAATGTGCCGGCAGTATGTAAACGAAAGCCTGATTCCTCTACCAAATCACGGAAAAACTCCAACACCTCTGCGGGTTGCACTATTTGATAGCGGTCTGAAACTATTGATAAAGGCTCAAAATTGTCGCTACGGAACAAAACATTTTGCCGTGTTACTTGAAGTAAATCACCGTCTGCACCATGCGGTTCATAACGAACTGGTGTGGATTCGATGCTCCAATCCATGCCAGCGGCTTTGCGCCATTGCTCAATAGTAGCGTTTTGGTCAAGTTCCTGACCCAAGCCATGCCAAGGTGTGCCGCCTACTAAAGCCATCTCTGTGTAGCCATTTGCGCGGATAGTAAGTTCGTGTGCCATGATAAATTTCCTTTTGAATGATTAACGATTGATGAAAAAACACTGGTTAGGGTGGCTAACACCCTTGGAATCGATGTAGTTTTCGCCACATCCTGACATATATTCAATTAAGAATAATGCACCACCTAATACAAACGCCAAACTGACGAGGGCTTGTGCAACCCAAACTGCAAGTTGTTTAATGAATTTCATAATGAACCATAGTCCTTTTGGTCTGTTTGTTCGTTGTAGCCCTTGGTATAAGCGGCTAATTCCTCTGAATTTAACTTTGTAATCAATTTAGATTGCAACGTATCGCCTTTATAATAATGTGGTGCAAAAGCGCGACCATAATATTTATCGGCTGAACCGCGGTCATAAGCACCGCCATGTCTTGTAAATTCTACTTTCATGCTGTTGCTCCTTCGTGGTGCATTTCGTAATAGGCTTGAGCATCCTCGGCTGTTGATGCTTCCCATTCGCGGCAGATAGCAACTTCAAAACCGTTATTGAAAACGGCTGTCCATGCACCTGAAACTGTGCAATTTAAAACAGAATTGAAGTATTCGGGCTTGAGAAAAACCTCGGTAATTTTGATTTGTTTACGCATGATTGATTCCTTTTTAAATGATTAAGAGTTGGGGGTTTCCCCCCGTTTGATTTTAGTTAATTACGTTGAAGTGAAAATGAATACCGTAGTTAAGAGCATTAATACCAATGAACAGAGGGTAAAAACGGCCATCTGTATGCTGAGTAACGATGTAACGGATAGCACCCAAATGTGGCTGTTCTAAGTTAGGGCTGATTTTTTTAGCAACTGCGGCGTGTGCGTTTGCGGCAGTTTTGTAAGTTTTTACAGGGCTGATTTCGATGTATTTCATGATTCGTTCCTTTAAGATGTTTAATTAAGTATGGCTGTTTGCCATAGAAGTATTATATTAGGATTTGAGCGTTTGTCATACTTTGCAACAAATATTTGCAAATAATTTAAAAAAAATAAATTTAAGTTGAATACCGGAGTTTTCAGAAGCAGAGGCTTTGTCTATGGTTCATAACAAAGACCAACAAATTTTGTTTTTCGTGGTCTTTTGTGGGATTTTGTGGATTATTTGACAATCCTAAATTGAATACAGGGGTTTTCAAATAATGCTCGCGTTAAAACTGGTAATGCCGGTGCGCAATGGGGTTACATGACTTTTTATGGCGAAAAAAAAGGGAGACATCTTTCGACATCCCCCTTGTGAGTAACGAGCACCGTGGCAACTGCGCTCAATTACATTCTGCCTTATTTAAAACGGAATTTCATCATCCATTTCAAATGTTTCTACAGGCTTTGCCTTTGGCGTATCAGTAGTCTCGCCTTTACTGGATAGCATTTCCATTTTTTCGCCAATAATTTTTGTCGTGTAACGGTCAACACCATCCTTGGAGTACTTTTCCGTTTTCATTTTGCCTTCGACATAAACCTTAGAGCCTTTTTTAAGGTACTCACCCGCTATCTCAGCCAGTTTGCCAAAAAACGCCACATTGACCCATTCTGTTACTTCCTTGGCCTCGCCTGACTTGTCTTTGTACTTTTCGCTGATAGCAATACTGAAATTGGTTACTGCCTTGCCATCAGGCATAAAACGCATCTCAGGGTCTTTGCCTAAGTTGCCAATGCCTATAAATTTATTGACTGCCATGATTTATCCTTCGAGTTTGATGATTAATTGATTGACTTCAGACAAGAATTGCAAGGTCTCGGCTTCCATCTCCTTAATAAGACTTTCGTCTCGTCCTGTCCTAATAATCAAAAGTTGATTACGTTTTGGCAGTCGTGGGTCATAGGATACAAAGTCGCACCATTGGCGACCTGTAACCCATAGTTGACATTGGATTTGTTTGTAATAGTCCGTAGGGATTTTATTTTCAAACAAGTAATTAAGGTGCGTGGTCGTATTTGGACACTTGACCTCGATAAGGCCATCTGTACCTACTAAGCGGTCAGGCGATACACCAAGCCATTGGATTGTTGGATGCAACCAAAAGCCTGTTTTATCAATAAAGGTCTCCAAAATGGATTCGTATGCAATACAGGCAAATTGTTCTTGCTCAACGCCCCACTCCATAGCGGCATTGGAATACGATTCACCAGCCGTTTGCGTCAGTCGCTCTGCTACCAATCGCACCTTGTATTTGTAACGCCCTACAGCCTCGCTAGACCCTTTGCCTTTGGACATAACGTCTGCCATATTACTGGCAGTCACATGACCAAGGCGGGCTGTTTTCCACTCGTCTGAACCTTGCTCGATGTTAATGTAAGGTTGCTTATTCATTGTCAGCACCTTCGGTCAGTTGGTTTTTGCGTGCATCCTTAGCGGCTTCCAATTGTTTCATGGTGTCCTGATTGCCACGTGCAGATTTAACTGTTGCAAAGTAAATTTCACGTAGTTGCTCAAGCGATGGCGATGCCATGATTGCGTCAATCATTACCTCAATATCGACAGCCTCCTCCTCGGGCATATCAACAGACGGGACATCCTCTCCTGCATACACATATAACCCAATTCCAAAAGTGGCAATGCACTTGGCTAAACAGCGCATCATTGCGTCTGAAATTTTGCGCGAATCGGGATTTTTGATTGCGTTATTTTTGTTATCCATCACAGGCAAATGCATGTACATGGATTTGCCCATCGCTTCTACTGTGCAAGAAACCATGACTGTTTCGCCAAAATAACTTGGCTCATGAAAACCCCAGTGCGCTGTCGGGTCCTCTTGCAGTAAATAGTCAACTGCCCAAGCCCATGATAGGTATGACAGATTGCCTTTTTTCTCAATGTGCTGATTAACATTGATTGTGCGTAACTCATTGAATGTTTTAGTCATCATGATTCCTTAAAGTTTTTTACATTTTTCTGTAGCCAATATTTTGGCTTTCCAGTCGCAGTGGTTATAAACGGCAGTCCAAATTACTTTGCCAAGTTGTTCATAGCCACTGTCGCCCAAAGCGATTGCCGCCTTGAGGTCGTCATCGTTTATTTCACACTCCAACAGAGTATCCATAAACACATCAAAGTCGTGGGGGTTGCATTCGTGGTCTAGAAAATACTCACGTGCGTTTTGAAATTCGTAGTAGTAGTCTGACGTTGCTTCGTCATTCTCATCTAGCCACTTGTCGTAATCTCTGCCAAAATCTCTCATACTTACTCCCTTTTTTGAACATAGCACCGATTGTGCTGATAGTATTATAAACACAAAAACACAATGTATGACAAATAATTTTCAAATAACAATTCCTTTTCCTCCTAGCGTTAACACGTATTGGGGCTTTCGAGGCTCACATAGGTATCTAACGTCAAAGGCAAAAACCTTCAAAGATATGGTCAACAGCGTTTATTTGCGCAGTGGCTTTGAACCATTAGGCGATGCTCGGTTAAAAGTAACGATTGAACTTTACCCGCCTGACCGCAGAATTCGAGACATAGATAACGTGGTCAAATCCACACTTGATGCCTTGTGCCAATGCGGCATTTTTACCGATGACGGGCAAATTGATGTGTTGCACGTTACCCGTGAAAAAGTAATTAAATGGGGCGCGGCTGTTGTAAGTATTGAAAAAATTGCGGCATAATACATTTGTACAAATTATTGTGCAATCATTCAAAATCACTATAGAATGGTTTGAAACCGGCTAGGTTGGGAGTTGCTACCCAACCGAAAAGTGTACCTCCCACCTGCCGTTGTTTCTTTTTTGGAGGTTTGCGAGGATGCTTAATGCACTATTACAAATTTAACATTGCGGATTATCGTAAGGATACCGGCCATTTATCAACTATTGAACATGGCATTTATCGCCAGTTAATTGATTGGTATTACCTTGATGAACAACCAATTCCAGAGGAAAACCAAGTGGTTATCAGGCGGTTACGTTTGGGTTCTGATGAGGTTAAATTTCTTAAAAATGTATTGTCAGATTTTTTTGTTTTAGGCAAAACAGGATACACACACAAGCGCATTGAAGTAGAGATTAAAGATTACGCTCAGCAAGTAGAAAAAAACAAAAACAATGGAAGGCTAGGCGGTAGGCCAAAGAAAACCCAGTCGGTTATTTTTGGGTTACCAGATGAAAGCCAAAATAACCCTAACCAAGAACCAATAACCATTAACCATAAACCAATTAAAGAAAAGACACAGCGCGGCTCACGCCTCGCCCAAGATTGGTTTTTGCCAAAGCCATGGGGCGAGTGGGCACAAACAGAACGACCCGACCTGAACATCAGGCAAACAGCAGAGCAGTTTAGAGATTACTGGATTGCACAGGCAGGGCAAAAAGGCGTAAAACTTGATTGGGCGGCAACATGGCGCAATTGGGTACGCAACAGTAAGGCGGCAAAACCTAATCCTTACGACATAGTTAGGCTCACAGTTCCTGCGTCAAATGAGCCTGACGCGGCATTAGCCAAAATTAAAGCAGACGAGAAAACAACCAGACCACCAACCCAAGCCGAGCGTGAAATGCTGGCATCTTTAAAAAGGAAATCATGATGAGCAAAGTATTAAAACTGGCCTACTGCGATTACATCGCTACTGTCATACAACATTCGCTGTTAAACAAAGACAGTGAACACTTGCTTGATCAAGTTGGCAAGATTCAATTTGACCTTGGCGAATTTGGAGAGTTTTGCTCAACGACCAAGACCATTGACGTTTTGGACATGCAAGGCAAACAGTACCGCGTCACAGTCCAAGAGTTGTAAATGCCAAGACCCAAACCACCCGAACCACTTATCGGCAGACAAGTACGTATGTCGGACAGGCAATGGATTATTTTTAATCAACTAGGTGGGGCTGAATGGCTACGCATTATGTTGGACAAAAAAGCACCCATGCCAAAACAGTATTACAACGCAATCATTCAACAAAAGGAAACGAATCATGACAGAACAAGACATCAGCCCATTTAAGGCACTGGATTTTATACGCGACAATGCAACAGAATACGCGCAGGCAAAGGCAAACGTGGTTTATATGACTGAGTACCGCAAAACAATTAAAGCGTCTCTTATGGCCTCTTGTAGCGAAAAAACAGAGTCGTCAAAAGAAACATTTGCCTATTCACACCCCGATTACAAAGCGCATTTGCGTGCGTTGGAACAAGCCGTATCCAAATGCGAACGCTTGCGTTGGCTCATGATTGCGGCAGAAGCCAAAATTGAAGTGTGGCGCAGTTTAGAAGCATCAGCAAGAGCAGAAGGTCGAGCAACTACATGACTGACCATAACAAGCGATATTTAAACTTTTACCCTACTGTTACTGAACTAGAGATTTGTTGGTTTATTGGTCGTAAACGACATGAAATCACAAGTAAACAAGGCACAGAGCGCAAACAAGACCCTACGCAAAATGCTTTACAAATGTCCGTCAACGGGGTCATTACTGAATACGCTGTTGCCAAAGTGTTAAACCTAAATTTTGATTTAAACTGCGATTTCAGAAAATTTGGTGCAGATTTAACCTTGCAAGACGGGCGTACGATTGACGTTAAAAGTACATTTACTGAAGGCGGCAATCTGAATGCCGTGAGTTGGTCTGTCGAAAAGCCATGCGACTTTTTTGTCTTAACTGAAATTCGCGCATCTCACGTTCGGATTGTCGGGTCAATTGGGCGCGAGAAGTTCCTGCGACCTGAGAATCTAACAAGTGTTGGTCGTGGTGAGTTTTACTCGGTTCCTCAATCTGCTTTAAAGTCATTTGATGAAAAATACTACAAAGAAACATTATGAGCAAGTCGCATCACTTGGGTGCATTTTGTGCCGATACCTTGGCTATGGAACAACGCCCTGCGAAATCCATCACATCCGCAGATTTGGTGGCAAGCGCGACAATGCCCCTGTCATTGGTTTATGCACAGAACATCATCGCGGTAACACGGGTGTCCATGGGCTTGGGCACAAAGGCTTTGAAAAGCACTACGGCATTAGCGAACACGAATTGCTAGACCTCACCACGTTTAGCCTATAATTTATTTAGGGGCAAAAGTTAGGTTTGTGGCGTTCCTTTGGGAAATCGCGGCGAAGCACAAACTTGATGAGTAGCCCCGCTTAATTAGGCAAATAACCGCGTGCCTTGTTTATCAATAATCAAAGCCTGTTTGCGCGGAGCAATGCCGGCAACGTTAGGAATGCTAACGTGTGTCCACCTATCAAACTCCCTAATCACTTGGTCATAACCCAAATCAGACGCAATAATTGCCCGCACCACTTCATCAGGGGTCATGCTAGGCACGCGCAAATCAGCCGCGCACCCTAACCTATGTTGGCTTGTGTCTTTACTGCCTACGGCATCGTTTACGGCTTTTGACCGGAACGCAGAGTTGACCATAATCGGCTTACCGCCAAGTAGGGTCTTGAGGTTTTCAAGGAATTCAGCCAATCTTTGAATGTTTGCAAGTTCGGTTTCATTTGGAATGTTCTCCAGTTCGCGATGGTCGGTGTGCGTGAGTTCATCAAGCGTAAAGTGTGGTGTCATTTTTTAACCCTGTCTGCAATTTTTTCCATTGTTCTGCCTCCAAAGTAG